ATACCCCCGGCTCTCTTCCCATAAATATAACCTAGTGTTGCTTCTTGTGCTTGTTTTTGTGCAGGATCAAAACCAGCAAGAGTCTCGCCCGGATAATATGCAGGCGCTCCTCTGTTGTATATTTCTTTAGCCGCCTCAAAACCACCAGTTAAATATGGGATTTGTTGTTCCCACGGTTGAGTAGTTGACGTGCTTATTTGTACTCCGCCTCTGTTTGGGTCACACATATTTGTTCCTCAATTTGTATGTTCTTCCTGCTTGGTGAAACCCAAGTCTTTTTTGCAAAAATTTATCAAGCCCATTTGTTTCAGAACTGTTGCTTATACCAACACAAATTTCATGTACGTCTTGTTCTTTGGCCCATTCAATATATTTTTTTAATAGTTGTAATGCCAATCTAGTTTTGCGATATTCTTTGCTGGTAAATACCCCATAATCATTTGTCATTTTGGCTTTAGAAAACATATAATTATTAATGCTTGCTAAAAATCCAGCAACAATTTTTCCATCTTTTTCACCCACCCAAGCAAAACCATCTCTCATGCAGTGTGATATAGTTGATACAAATACATCTGTATGAAATGGAATATCTTTGTAATCACCTTCTTGGTGCATTTCTTTTGCTAAAGTTACAACTTTATTTACATCCCTAGTTTCCATAGGGCGAATCATATTATATTCCTCTTAATATTATCCGTATGACTCTGCTGGACTAGTCGTGCCTAATACTCCACCAGCTCCGGGGTCACCCCCATAGGGGTCTCCACCGGGCGGGTTTCCATCTGCACCCGGTCTATCAGGACGACCGCGCATATCTAAATCTGTAAGCGGGTTGGTTCCTGTAGAGCCATTATTTTCTTCTTCACTCATTTCTTCTTCAAATATAATCTCTAACGGACTGACTGGAGCATAATATTGTACTGGGCCTACACTAAATTCTGGAGGAGTATAACTAAAGTCACGACCAGCCCACGGTTGATATAGCGCACCACCATCACCAGAAAATACACCGGGTGTCATATATGCTGACCAATCTTGAAAGCCCGGAGCCTCGTATGCTGTAGTAAGCATAGGAAAATATTTATTGTATGCAGGGTATGGGCCAAGACCATCACCAGTTTCTATTAAACCTCCGCTAAATCCACCACCATCGCCACCATTACCGCCACCACTTTCTTCTCCTTGACGCGGGTAGGTATACCACCATCGGCTAGTCTCTGGCTTGGCTAACTCTGCATCTTTCCAATTAAGAAACTTATTTTTCCAAGACTCCCAAGCAGCCTTGTTATCCGTTTCTGGAATTAAACTGCCGCCTGATTCTGGATAATAAAGATTTTTAGCCCAATCAAGAATGTCTGCCTGCTCTCTGCGCCAAGCCATACCATCCCCACCAAATGCTTTTTTGACTGCATTGTCACACATATTTAAAACCTCTTGTTTCCAAACAGCATTACTCTGCCGTGGTTGTCGTAAGTTACACCTGCATCCAAATCATCAGCGACAGGGGCAAGCAACATAACCTCATATCCATTATCTGTAGCGTAGTTAAACTGCACCATAAACGGTAGCGGTTCATCAAAACCAAACTTATCGTATGCGGCTACCAACAGTACAGCAAACATCATCAACTCTACTTCATTCTTTTTAGCAAACTCTTGTATACGATCCCACTCGTCTTTCTTCTTTGAGTCTTCTACCAAAGACCCACAGACGGTATTACCTCTTCCATTTCCTGTTCCAACGACTCCCGCATACGAGCAAGCAATGTCTCCAAACGCTCTTGCTCTTGCTGTCGTTCCGTCCATGTGGTACTCTGATACGACAACTGGTTTTCCAATCCGAAGGGCTTCTTCGATTCTGGCTCTGAACTGCTGTTCTGTAAGATCGAATCCTGTTTGGAGGTATATGACGTCTGCTTCTGCATAGTATTCTGGTTTGACTCCGGGGCTAAGGTGAACACCAATAGGCTTGTTAACTCCTTTCTTGCGTAACTCTTTTATAAGAGTGTTAACCTGCCCAGCACTGTAATATTCATCGCACTCAAGACAAACAACATAATGGCTAACAAGATCGTCAACCGCATCAACAACTTGATTTTGGTAATCAATCTGATTCTGTAAACCCAGTTTATAAACATCTGGAGAATCGTCTGAAACGAGCCATACGACGGGCTGTATGCCGCTACTACGCAACCTGTTAAGGCGGTTGCGCCAATAATCCCTATCAATCCCATTTACATATCCAAAGTCTTTGGCGGTACTTCTCGCCATGACATCGGCGTAGGTATCTCCATTGTTAATGATTTTGTTTAAAGTGGCTAACGTCCACTTCTCCGTAGCCGTATCGGGGGCCAGCCATGACAACGTGCTGTACTCAGCGCCGTTAATTAGAAAGGTAGATTTATAGTCACTTATTACAGCAGTGCTGACTATGGCGGCTACCAGTAATGCTAGAATCTTTTTCATCCGCCTACCTGCACTACGCTCAATGTTACGCTAGGTATTGCTGGAGCAAACGCAGATGCGGCTAATCCATGCAAGTCTAAATCTAAATTGCTTGTAGCCCACATAGCCTGCAGATAAGAACCTGCACTTATTTGAAATATTCCAGAACGGCTAATAGTTCTTCTGTGGTTATTAGATTCCAACGTATGCACCATTCCAGAGTTAGCAATATCAGTACCATCTATTGCAGGCCAAAAGTAAATTTCTTTAGAACTGGCGTTTTCTGAATGAATAGTTGCAGTAAAATCTATGTAGTATTTACCACTGTTAGAAAAATTAATCTTGGTAGAGTCTGACCCATCTATAGTTACACCTCTGGAATATGCAGTATTACCCCACTCTACTCCTTGACCAGTGTTAATAGATGCCGCTATTTGATTAGTGGTATCGTAAAACTGGCCGTAATCTCCAGCGCCACCTCCACCACCTAACGGTATCCACTGCGTTCCGTTATAGTAATATAGGTTCTGACCCTCTTCTTGCCAATCACTGCCATCGGCGTATCTTATATCGCCATCTCTAGGCTTGCCATTATTATCAGATGGATCACGATGAGTCTTTTCAAGACGCATAACGTCGATGTTAAAGATAACATCTGACAGCCTGTTAAGTTCGTGATATAGATAGTCTGATAGATTCTCGTTACTTACCGGAGCAGGGTTAGGAGTCCAACGGTTTACAGACTTTACTACCTTTGACGGCGCATTAGCCATACGATCTTATGCCTCGTGTACCACGTTCCTGTACCTCAAACGTTACGCCATGCAACTTCCAGTCAATGTCACTGGTTGACTCTACCTTGATACCAAAGTATTTACCGCTGACACGGCATGATACTTAGACTGCGTGTTAGGATTAAATAGTATTGGCCCTTCCCAAGTCACAGCATCTTCTGGAGCCATCTGCTTGCCTACATACACGTTAACCGTATTGTCACCGCTTACATCAATCTGTGGATATACAGCAGATACAAACTTAACTGACTGCGGATTATTCAGATCAAGCCCAGTACGCTCAATATACGATGTCATGTTGGTAGTATCTTCTTTGTTACCAAAGTCATCACGGTATATCTTAGTATTAGATACATCACAAAATACAAGGTTTTCTTTTACGTTATCGTATTCTCGTGTACCCCATGCTCCTGACCCAATATCCCAGTAATCAGTAGCGGCATCCCATGTTGCACCTGTAGTAATATCAATTACACCAGCGTTAATGTGTGCCGCATTAGGCAAGTCTCTAAAAGAAAACGTGTTGTCTTTCCAATTCCATATTAACGCCCTGTCTACCGTAGTAGAACTAGGAGAAGGAAAACAAGCAAGCATTTCGTTACGCACATAATCTGCCGCAACATAACACTTCTCGTATGTATCACCGTCAATGTTTTCAAACATGGCTCGACGCATACGCTTAGGCAGTAATGCGGTTACTGTCTGACCATTACAGACATAGCAGTCAGAGTTTCCAATAAAGAAATGACCGCCCTCATACTCTGCAATAGCGTTCTTTGACAGCGCACCAATAGTAGGTGACAACAACTTAAATGAGAATATATAGGGAGTACCCACATAGTTCATTACATAAATAGAATCTTCTTTGTAGATAAGAAATGAGTCACCAAGAGGTAAGCCGTCTACAATATCCCCCGGCGTATCAGCCAATTCATATTCGCCAGCATCCAACGTAGCATCATCCTCTCGCCATGTTGACGGAGGATTACCAAACTCCGCTTCGGTAGACCACTTAACAAGGCGTCCAATTAAGGCCAACAAGAAATGTTCTGAACGATCTAATAGACTTACAAGAGTACCCAGCAGGCCAGTTACGCAGTTCAAGAAATGGTCGTGACACGCTGGGAATTCCAGCATCTAAAGGCCACATCTGAGGAGCATCTACACCGTTGGTGCCGATTAATAACCCATTAAGGTTAGTCGTTGTCCATTTGTTATTCTGCTGGTTAGCATTGTAGTCAAGGTCAACAGTAGACGTAGTTTTACTTGGGGTTACAACAGCGCCATCAGGGTGTGCGTAGGTCGTAGTACCAGACAAAGTAATAACACCAGTGCCAGTGTCCCTAGCCGTGTACGTTAGTTCCTCGTATTCGTTTGATCCGGTATCTTGGTCGCCTAAAACAAGCGTACCAGTAGCATCCAACGCAGTAAGAGTAGCACCAGTGTCTACAGTAATCGTTGAGTCACCAGCAGACACAGCGCCGTTAAGTGTAAGCGTAGCCTGCCGTGTTACATCCGTCCAACTACTACCATTCCATACTGCAATGTCAGTAGCGCCAAACGCTACCCAGTAGTATGTACCGTTAATGGCAAGGTATGGCGTAATGTAGTACGGAGCAAACGGACAAGTAGCCATAACCTCCCTGTAACCAGCGATTTTCTTTACGCCGTTATCAAGGAATCTTACGTTGTTGCCGTCAGACCATGCGCCTTGTGGTAGGTTATACGGAGGCGTATCTTGGATAATTCCAACAGAGCCTACGTTTTCAAATGGTACTAATGGCATTTACATTCCATGCGGCAGATAATATCCTGCACTGTAAACTTGTAAATACTGGCCTTGATTGATGGCACCGGCGTAAATTTCTATTCTTTGGCTACTATCTGTTTCAAGTTGCAAAGTATTGCTATCATGGTCAGAATCTACAGCCTCATTACTTGTTTCTGTGTGGCAAACAAAATGACCGTCTGAAGAGCCTCCACCAAGTCCAGTATAAGTTCTTGCAAACCAAGCGGTTCCAGCAGTGTCACCTTCACTGTTTACAGCATGAAATGTTACCTGAGAAGAATTAGAAAAAGCAGGCGCTTTTAATGTTCTTGCAGTCCAAGTTGCATTAGGATTGTAATTACTACCAGAAGCAGTAGTTGCATAATACTGAACTAAATTGTCATTATTAAAAAATCTTTCTAGATTTGATCCGCTAAAATATACAGCAAAAATACAGCGGTCATCCCCATTGTACCAACCGTGTTTTGCGTCAGCCCAACTTGGTGCGGTTGTGCTACCAATAACTTCAGAAGCAGTTACAGTAGTTCCGCTAATACCAGAATCATCAAGATAAATGTATACCCATTGATCTGTTCCGCTTAATCCAGTTACAGTAAGAGTAGAATCCCATGACACGTTCTTGCCTTTGTTAGCCATGTCGTAAATACCGGGGGTAATGGTAATCGAATCTGTTCCAGCATATGAAAATTTAGGTCTATGAACTTCACCTTTACGACGAGTCAACGCATCAACATCAAGCGTAACCCACTGGGTAGCACTAGCGCCAGAGTTTACCTGTAGGTATTTGTCTCCGTTGCCAGAAATATCAGGCACAATAGGCGCATTACTGTTTGAAGGAAATGAATTCTTTAGTACAGATTTAATTAGGCGGATGTGGTCATCGCCTTGCGAGATAGCATCAGTACCCGGCGGATTGGTGCTAACTAAATCTTTTACATATGTTCCGCTTTCTAGTGCCATAGTTTAACCCTTTGGATATTTTGCTTTAACTGCTTGTCGCAGTGTTTCTAATTGTGTAACTGTTGCCATACGCTCTTCTACCACGCCTTCCCATAGGGCTACGACGAGTGCTTCAATGCTTGGGTATTCAGCGGCTCGATCTCGTCGGTATTGGGTGGCGGCGTGTTCTGCTTCTAGCCTTGCCACTTCGGCATCGTATGCGGCTTGGTCGATAGTAACTGGGTTACCGTT